GCAGAGTTCAGAACTTTCTCCTTTTGGAAATACTCGATGTTAATATCCGGGTGCTCCAATACCAGCATCTTACTTACAATACCAACATCGCCAATATAATGATCAACATGACTCTCAATGGGAAGCGCATCCACCAGAAGTTTCTTCGCCGCTTCTCTCGTGATCAAATACGCATGGGCCGCGGTGAATTTGCGCACTTGGTTCCAAGGCTTGACATGATAAGGCTCATAGATCAGATTCGCCTTATAATATCCGAGTACCCAGACACCCCAATCAGCCGGCAACTTGGGGAAAAGCCGGCTGATATCATCAAAGATGGATTCAGTAAGAATAGCATCATCTTCAAAAATAAAGCAGTGTTTTGCACCTGAGGCCAAAAACTTCTTCCAGACCCCAACATGACTGAGCGAAGCACCCACCGCCCCCAAGGTCGCAATCTCATGATGGCTGCGCCGATAGTTGCGAAAAATGTTGAGGCGCGTTCGCACAGAGATCCTCCGATCCTTCATATAGTCGAGCTTCTTCCCATTCACTGCAGTGAACTGTTTCAGATGCTTCAATTTATGGATCACTGGTTGCTGTGTAAAACGCTTCCAACGATCCACGCGTTCCTTCATGTTTATCACATACGTCGGAACGTTGAATATCTTTCTTTTTCTGGTTTTGCCCCGATCCATCCTATTAGTTGGCCTTTTTCTTTGCGTACCCTGTCGCCTTTGCTTTCGACTGAAGACCCGTCTGGTAAATCTTGGTGGCCGCCTCCAAGGTGAGTGCCTTTGGATCTACACCCGATGGAAGCCCCACGAACTTCCGTGACTTGCCTACGAGAGTCTTCTTGAACATGTAGGGTCCGTACTGGCCCGTGCGGAATTCAAAGTCCCCAAGAGCGTGAGTTGCCCCACCCCCCTTGGTCACAAACTTGGCCTGAAGCGTCTCCTCTGTATCACCTTCGGCCCACTGCACATTCACGCCATTACAGACCACATAGACTCCATAGGGTCCCGACTTCTTGACCATCGGATTCCCTTGATACTCACCGAGAGTCGGAGCGGCAGTCTTCGAGGCTATAAAGGCAGCCACTTGCTCGGCCGTAATATCCTGGAAACTGACCCCATCCGGCCAACCATAGAAGACCGTTTCCTCCTTGTTCACGTGCTCCTTGAGGAGCAAGGGCCCCTTCTTGCTCTGAACCCCCTTGATCCCTCCCGGGAATTCACGCTGCCTCGAAGGGGCAGCCACCGCCGTTGACTCCCCGCTCTTCAGGCCTGCATACTTCTCCTTATAGGAACTCCAAGTATCTCTACAGAGCTCCTTCCACGGCTCCGCTCCTTCCGCCACAGAATCCAGCCGAGTCTCCATCTTCTTCGTGAAATCATAGTCGAATAGAGTTGTGAACTCCTTCACACAGAACTCCAGAACGGAGAGCCCGAGCGCCGTAGGCGCCAACTTCTGTTTCTCCTCGCCCACTTTCTTCATAACCGTCTCAGCCACTGGGGGCCACGTTCCAACAGCGGGGAGCGAGATCTTCTTCGACTCCACTTCGCGGGCAGGAGTATTGCGTTTCTCCACATATGCCTTATCGAGAATGGTACCTACAAGAGCTGCAAACGTACTTGGGCGACCAATCCCCTTCCGCTCCAGTTCACGGACCAAGGTTGCCTCCGTGTAGCGCGCCACCGGCTTCGATTCATGTGGGAAAGCCTCCAAAGAAGACCATTTCAACTTCGTCCCCTCCACAATCTTCTCCGCCATCTTCCACGCCGCCTCATCTTCCGTCTCCACTTCCTCCTCTTCATCCAAGTTCGCCGCCGCTGCCCCAATCTTGCGCCATCCAGGAAACAGTTGCCGCTTCCATTTCGCCCTCCAAAGGAACTCCATGGGATCCCCGGTAGCAAGAAAGTCCACCGTCCTCTGTTCACCTCGTGCCGCCGCCATGACACTCTGTACGGCGCGATTCCAAATGAGCTTGTAGAGTTTGCGATCAGGCGCGGACCAGTCCTCATCAGCAGGGAGATCAGCAACATTGAAATGCGTGGGGCGGATCGCTTCGTGCGCCTCCTGTGCGTTTGGCACCTTCGCAGCAGCCCCCTTCCGGGTGGTTTTGCCCCCTGATTTGACCCCCGCGCCAACGAACTCCTCTCCAAAGTTCACACGTACCCATAACTCCGCTGCCGCTCTCGCCTCCTCCGAAAGAACTGCAGAGTCCGTACGCATATAGGTGATGTGCCCCGCTTCATAGAGACGTTGGGCGATCTGCATTGTCCTCTTTGGCTGGAGACTCATCGTGGCGGATGCCTCTTGCTGTAAGGTACTCGTGACGAGCGGCTTCGGGGGCTGCTCCGTCGTTGGTTTCGTAGAGGCTTCCTTCACGAGCCCACCTGCCTCTGCATGGATATTCTCCAAATAGTTCGTCGCCGACTCTTCATCCTCTAAGGCCTCCGTCATCGTCGCCTCGAATCCATTCCACACCCCCTTGATCTTCCACTCCGTACTAGCCGTGAAATCACGAATGGCCTTTTCCTGGTCGCAGATGATCCGAAGAGCAGGTGTTTGGCATCTCCCCGCCGAAAGAGCCGGTCCCACATACTTCCAAAGAAGTGGCGAGATCGTGAAGCCCACCATCATATCAAGAACGGCCCGGGCCTGTTGCGCCTCCACACGGGCCATGTCAAGACGCCGAGGATTTGCAACGGCCGCCTTTACGGCTGTGGCCGTAATCTCTCGGAAGACGGCGCGAGGAGTTGTTTCCGGATTCAACTTCAAGAGGACTGCCACGGAATAGGAAATGGCCTCTCCTTCACGGTCATCATCCGAGGCCAAGTAGATCTTACTTGCTCCCGCCGCCGCCTCTTTGATCTGCTGGATCGCCTTTGACTTCTCTCGGATCCACTGGAATCTCGGCTCAAAGTCCCTATCGAGTCCCACAGCCCCGAGATCCTCCTCCAAGGATCGGATATGCCCCATCGTTGCAATCACACGCCATCCAGGGCCCAAATAGCCTTGGATCTTGGAACACTTGGCAGGGGATTCGACTATCAGTAGGGACGTCATTGCTTAAGATCATTAAAGGGCATCGAAAGTTACAATTTTACTGGAGCGAATAAGAGGGCTTAATAGAATATTTACACTACTCATAGGATGAGTCAAGAGGCATGTAGAATATTGGATGATGACGAACTCGCAAACCAAGCAAATCTTTCATGGCGAAGAGATACCGAAGAGAATCGCATCAATAGGCTCTTTAGATCCGCCCCGAAGAAGGGGGAGTTCCCAGCGGCCTTTCAGACCTATCAGCCAGCGCAGGCAAAGACATTTCCTTTCCAGGTCAATAAGGCCACGACGCGCCCTCTGATTATAAAGGAAACGGAGCCACGGGTCATGCCCAGCGGCCCCCTCATGGACTCTGTCCGCGAGATGTTTGTAACGAAGTAATAGGAGAATGCAGCCCGATCTTCCGTGTTTTTGTATAAACTTGGATGAACGTAAAGAAAAATGGGAGGCGACACGGGAGGCCTTTGCAGGAACAGGTATCGTCCCCCAGCGCTTTTCGGCGATAAAACATACAGAGGGTTGGAGAGGGTGTGGGGCGTCGCATGTTGCCATTGCTCGAAAGGCAATGTTGGCCGGCCTCCCCTGGATACTCGTCATAGAAGATGATTGTGTACCTGCCGCCGATTTTGCAGAGCGATGGCCGGCAGTACGGGACGCTCTTTGGGAGGAACGGGACGCCTGGGACATCTTTCTCGGTGGCCCCACCTACGTACAGGGTCCAGCGCAGTTTCGCGGCGAGCACTTGGTTGATATAGGGGGCGCCTTCGCTACCCATTTCTATGTGTTAAACGTATCCGCCTATACGAGGGCGATTGCGTGGAACCCTGATAGACATGGGCCGATTGATGTGTATTATTCCGATCAGTTTCGTATTGTCACCACACAGCCCCTACTCGCTTACCAAAGTCCTTCCAACTCTGATATTAAGAATATGCATGTGGATTATTCCAACATTTTCCAGGAGTCTGAGAGAGCCTTGGAACAACTTACGTATGTATTGAGAACACGATCGAGTTCTATCGTTCTCGTTGGACTCAGCTTGCTGGCGATGTATGTTATATGGAAGCGTTAATAGGCGAACATCATGCCGCCACGCCCACCATAGACACGAAAGATATTGTACGTTTCCGCCCACGTATAGATGAGGAATCGCGGAACGGCGTCCGTGTAACCGGCCAGAGGGTTCAACTCCACTTTCAGATTTATGTTTACAATCTTGTCCAGATTCGCCTCTCCACAGGGCTGACTCGGGGGAAGAAAGCCTGAATCGAGTGCAAATGGGAGATTATAGTAATATCGATTCACCCAGGGCGTTTTATTTAAGAGGGATCGAAACACAGAAGGGGTTGTGGTACTGTACCGAAAGAGCTTTCCTTCATAGATGAGATCAATCGATCGCAGAGGCTCCGAGTTCCTAAGAACAAAGGCCGGTTGGAGATCCTTATAGACTCTCGTATCGATTTGGCTCGCATTCGGCCACCAAGGAGCTATAGGAGCGTCGGCCCCCGAGAGATCACGGGTCGATAAGAAGAGGGCGTTATAGGCCGGTGCTTCATAGCGCTGTGCATAAAAGAATAGATTGCGTGTAGGATTGGGGACTTTCAGATAGGAGTTCGCCGATGCCGAGTTTTTTGTGTCAACAGGGTCGAAAGCATAATGTTGTAGGATCGGTACTTGTATGTCGGCGAGACGGAATCTGTTGGCCTCGGGGCGGTCGAGATATATGTACTCTGCCATGATATACGTGTCGCCGAGAACCTGGAGAGCCTGTGTCGTAGGGGATGTTATACCTGGCACAGGGCTGACGAGAGTTGTCTGGGTCGGATTACCGTTGAGACCTGCAACAGGAGTACCGGCTGGATCCAAATAATAGAAGGGGGAGCTCGCAATAGGGAAATAGGCTTCGCCTCCTGCTGGCGGTGATGTAATGCCGGCCGTACTCATTTGGGCGGAACTCGTATAGATTGTCGCGGCTGTGCGGAACTGGATACTGAGCTTCACGGTGTCGGCCTGGAGAGCATCGACGGGGAGAAAGGTGCCTGCATCACCCGAAGAGAACCAAAAGGGGAGTGGAGTCGTGGCCTGTGTTTGAGCCGTAGAACCAAACTGACCTGGAGTGAAGTTGGAGGAGTTTCTTGGGAGAAGTTTGTCCATGAGAGAGACTTTCTCAAGAGGCGTGTAGAAGTCGTCGAGAACTTCCAGGAGACGTCCGTCGATCTGTTCGACGCGTGAGCCTCCAATATCGATCGTGGCGTTCTGGAGGAGGGCGTGTCCTACGGAGTTCGTCCAGCCGAAGGTGGGGCCGGCGAAAGTCTTTCCGTTCGCTGTACACCAGGCGCGTGCTGCTTGTTGGCTGGTGGAGATATCTGGCATCGTGGTGACGAGATAGAGGCGTGATATGAGATGCCCTTTTCTGGGGAGAGTGATGACGGATGTATTACCGAGTGTCGGAAGCGTATCGAAATCGAGGCGAGTCCATTGGGTGGTGAATCTTCCAGCGCGGATAAAGGCCTTCACGAAGAAGGCGGGGTTTGGCTGCCCTTTTTGACAGAGGAGTCTGGAATCCTGAACTCCTCCGTAAATAACTCGCAGCAAGGACGCTACCATCTCCTTACAACAGAGATGGAATGCTTAGACCTTGGTTGGCAGGCGGACTTCGACCTTAGGTGCAGCCTTTGTGGCTACAACGGTTGCTTCAGTAGCTGTAGCTATAACTGTTGCTGCAACTGCAGCAGCAGCTTCTGCCTTTTTCGCCTTCCAGGCCTTCCACTTCTTCCAGCCCATGTATCCAGCAACCCCAAGAATCATAAGCGTAATAGGAATATAGACAAGCCCATCTGAGCTATTGACTTGCACGATAGTTGTACTGCTGGTATAGACGGATGTAACATTAAAGGCAGGCACCTGGGCGATAAGGACTTTGATCGCAAGAGTTGAGGTCGTCGAAGGAGTTGCTGTAGGAGTAGGAGTAGATGTCACAGAGGCGGATGAAGTGCCTGTAGAAGTTGCTACAGCCGTTTTAAGGGCGGAAGGAGACATCGTGAGACTCCCTATAGGAGTTGCTGTGGGCACCAAGGTCCATGTAGGACGCGCAGTACTGAACCCACTGAAAGATATAGATTTACTCTGTGAAGCTGATCGTGTAGGGGTACGACTGGGGAAAGATGATAGGGATGATCGTGGGCTATTACTCGCCGAGGCGGAAGTGCTAGCAGATCCAGAAGCTTTGGGAGTGCCTGTCGCGCTGGGTGTTCCTGTAGTAGTAGACGTCATTGTTGATGTGGAGGTTGCTGTGCCAGTAAGTGTTAGGGTCCCTGTAGCTATTGCCGTGCCTGTGACAGTCGCAGTAGCAGTAGGGGATGGGGCGGGACTTGCTGTAGGATTGGAGGTAGAGGTTCCTGTAGAGGTTCCTGTAGTGCTTCCTGTAACACTTCCCGTAGAACTCGCCGTAGCTGTTGCGGTAGCCGTTGCTGTCGCTGTGAATGTTGCTTTTGCGCTTGAAGTTGCAGTAGCTGTGGCTGTTGCCGTATCACTCGCCACAGCACCTGAAAATACCGCCTGTGCCACCGCCACACTCTGTACAACCGTACTCAAAGATGAAATGGTCCCTGCAGCATAATACCATGTAATACTTGCTGATCCCCCCGTTGATACATTCCCAATAGGTAACACAGCTGCATAGGAGCCATCTGTAGGAGTACCGGTGGCAGGTGCCAGTGAAAGAGGATACGTGTTATACACATTTGAAAAGGAACAGCACAGTGCATAGGCGGTCATCGTCGATTCCGTATCAGAATAGAATAACACACCCTCATTTGTATTCGTAATCATAATCGCACGAGAAGACTGATTATTGGCCGTGACGGCGGTGAAACCTCCAGAAGCAAGATTCCCGCGTGTTTTCGTATTCACATCCGTCGTCCCAACATAATCATCGCGCGTCCCTACCCAGAGTATTACGTTCGGTATGTAGCTAGAAGAGTTATTGATCACACGACTCGTGACACGCACGAAACTATCATTCGAGCCAAGTGAAAAAGTGTTCTCGAGCCAAAGTGAATATCCCAGAACGGTGAATCTCCTTAAAGACACGATGATGCCGTGGCCCACCGACTTTGTCGTGTCACTGCCCGTAACGACGAACGCAGAATAGTTCGTGCTTGACGCGGTAGCCGTCAGACTGTAGACATCCGTCACTGTCGCCCCACTCCAGTTCGGACCACCCGTCCCTACGCCGATTGCCGTATCAAGAGGATACGTACTAAAAGTGAGTTTGTACCATGTCGACCCGATAGAAGAATAGTACCACGGTTGCTGGAAAAGGCCCCATGCGTTCACGGAAGTTTCCGCGCCAGTTCCGAAACGAAGATAGGGATTCGATAGCACGCACACAGGCATACTACAGCCGAACGACCCCACAACGTCTTGTGCTACCGTTCCAATAAGACTAAAGAGCACAGCAAGAAACATTCTACTAATACAATAGGAAGATGGCCGATGGAGGGATCCCGAAAAAAATACATCAAATATGGCTCGGAACAAACGCACCCCCTACGGAGTGGATGGATACCGTGAAAAAGTTCGCCGCCGACTATGGATATGAGTACAAGCTGTGGTCGGAATCAAACGTCGATACACTCGATTGGGACTCCATTCCGGGTCTCGGGCGAGAGTATAAGAAATTCAAAAAGGAGACGGCGGGTCGTGCTGATATCGTTCGCCTCATGATCTTGTACAAGTTTGGAGGAATCTATATTGACGCGGATTCCGTGATCATGAAGCCGAAAAAGTTCGCGGCTTTTCTGGAAAAAAACGCGGCTGCGGTTTTCTTCGGATGGGAGAATCTGAGTCGCGCCCATACAAAGAAACTTGGAGATCTGGGGCCGGAACTGCGTGGAACACGGCGCCTTGTTGCTAACGGACTTATCGGAGCTGAGAAGGAACACCCCTTCTTAAAGAGGCTTCTTGGTGGTCTCATTTCGAACTCGGAACGGGAGGCAAAAGGACAGGCATGGAGGCGTGTTGGACCTCTCTATGTTTCACGCGTGTATGCGAAGTTCAAGGACGAGTTTCCCGATGTACATGTGTATCCTATGAAGTATTTCTATCCGATGCACTGGAAGGGGATTACGGATCCTGCCCTCCACAAACGGGTGAAAATTCCCGCCGAATCCATGTTGTTTCAATATGGATACAGCACGAACAGTTTTGATAAGTATTTCAATGCGAGACGTAAGACGAGACGATTACGTTAGCGCCTTTTGCTCTTGCCACCCTGTTGAGAGATGTTCGTTATAGGTGCGTTAGTTGAAGTAGGCGCCTTTCCAAGTGAAGGACTCAGGAATATAGCATAAAATGGGTAATAAACGCTGCTAAAGATGAATGAAAGAATCGCGTATACCCACACAATCCCACCCGTATTTCCTACGTACATGTTGTAGTTGTAAGAAAGACTGGCCGCACCATAAGCGTAGAGAATAGTATATATCAATACGAAAGCAAAAACAGTCATGCTTGCGGTCACCTGTGTGGAACTCATCTGAAACCCGTCGCGCCCCGTGATTGCTGCTGCAACATTAATAAGGTAGTTCTTTGTATTCGTGGTCATTATACTTCTATATATAGCTAAGAACTAATCCTCAAACATGGCATTCGCCAAGCCGTTCTCGAACCGCAACCAGTTCATCCCTATACAGAACACTTTCACTTCCCAGAGAGCCCCAGGAGGCGCCTTCACGTCCAAGACAAGTCGTAAAGTCACGCGACTCGCATTGAAGGATCCGCTCGGTTGATGTTCGCCAGGATGTCTTGCAAACGGATAGCCGTAGATGAAACTCGACATCGCGGCCATGCCACCCTTATGGGCTGAACTGATGAGTTGCCTATAATAGAGTTCATCCGCATCGCAGATCGTCACACCATTCGCCTGGATCATGGCCTTCTGGAGCATCGGCTTCACAGCCCTTGGATTCCATTCTGCATCAAGAACTGATGAATAGTTTGTCCAGGCATTATTGTCGCTCACCCCCTTACGACGCACAAACCAAATGATTTCCTCTAAAGGATGATTCGCCTCCAAAGGTAACTGGATACGAACCGCGTCTTGGACCCTGCCAACCGTATATTTCAACGGCTCCTCGAAATAGAACGTCTGGACTTCGCGATGTAGAATCTCAAAAGGGCTACGCAGCATCCGCTGACGAAAGGGGCCATTCACGATTGCGCCATGAGTAAGAAGCTGTATGAACCGGAATCCGGGTGGGTTCGCCACAGTATCTACAGGACGGGCCGTAGCACCTTGATGAAACCCGATCGTAGTAGCCAGAGGCGTTGCCGTACAGGAATCCCGGTATCCACGGAGTTGTCGCACACATTCTTCAAAGGGGCGCAGTGTAATATGGATCTTCACGAGACCTTCACGAATGGCGATCATCGGCAGACTATCCTTCCGCTGGGAGCGCATGTAGAAAAAGGGCAGAATACAGTTCAGCGTCCCCCCCTCCGTAGGAAAGAGGCGCGGAGCTTGTTCAGCCATGAGTGTTGCCCTAGGAAGACGTCCGTGGTGGTCGTACGCAAGCCCCACCTGTTGATTGTAGTCTGCAAAGAGGGTGCTATAGACATTGATAAAGTCGCCGTCGATCGTCTCCACCGTTTTCCCGTCAATCTCCAGTTCCGCCTCTTGGATAATGGCCGTCCCAAGACTATTCGCATACTCCCATGCTGTCCCCGAGTTATCGTAGGTGATCTTTCCCGCTTGTAAAAGGAGTTGTGTCTGCGGATCAAGCCAATGACCCAGACGTATTTGTAGGGCAGTTCCAAAGAGGAGATCACCCACGAGAAGAGATCCTACATCAAACGAGAAACGCTGGCCGAAGGCTCCTGGGCCACGCAAGGGTATTTCCTGGATAGAGGGTGTGAAGGCGAGAACACGTCGTTCCGTGTCGCGTGTGAACCACGTAACATCCGTGTTGAGAGGAAAGAAATCGTTTTCCTGTAGGTCTCGATTCGTGAGATCCAGGAGCGTTGTGATTGTGCCGAGAGGCTTCTTGGCGGTACCAGGAGGCTCATCGTCGGCCACTCGGATATTTTGCGCCGTCGTGCCTGGAACCGGCATGACGTTGGAAGACTTTGTAGAATCTAGGCCCGTAGGGTAACTAGCCCCTGCACCACTCTGGAATTTCTCCATGGTGAATGTCTTTTTGAGATAGTTACTTACTTCTTGTACGGAGGGGCCCGACATTCTCTGACTAACGTGGTGTCAGAATGTTTAGGCGTGGTCTAAAGTATCAGCCCTCAGAATACTAAGAATGAAGCCTGTAATCCAGAAGGTGAATCTGGAGTATCTCGAAGCAAAATATCCTGGAACCGCCATCAACTGGGAGGAGTTCAAGAGTTCCAGCGGCCAACACTACAAGTTTCTCTCGTGGATCGCTTCTCAGTTCCAGAACCGCGACATTTTCGATATCGGGACACATCGCGGGGCGTCCAGCCTTGCGCTTTCATCCGGTTCCTTGACAAATACTGTATATTCATTCGATCTCGAGCATCAATATCCTCTCGCCCAAGTACCAAACATCAAATACAACACGGACAATCTGATGGAGAGCCTGGGTCGCGAGAGCTGGTCCGAGAAGCTTCTCGGATCCGCCTTCATCTTTCTCGATATAGATCCACACGAGGGAAAGCGCGAATATGAGTTCTATGAATGGCTGAAGGTGAAGAACTACCAGGGATTCGTGATCTGTGATGACATCTGGTATTTCAAAGAGATGCGGGACAACTTCTGGTTCCGAATCCCCGCGGCAGAGAAGCTCGATATCACAGAGTGCGGTCATTGGTCCGGTACGGGTATTCTCCGTTTCGGATCCACCTTCTGGCCTGAGAGACCAATCCCAACGAACTGGACTGTTGTCACTGCCTATTTCGATCTCACCAAGATGCCCGATGCTTCACAGTCAATCAAGGATCGCCCCATGGAACATTATCTGGTGAATGCCCGTGCCACCATGTCTGTGGAGCAGAATCTCGTCGTCTACTGTGAGCCCAAGTCCCTGGAGCTGCTAAAGAGTATGCGGCCTCCCTGGCTAGAGTCCCGAACTGTCTATATCCCAATGTCCTTTGAAGACTTCCCCATGACAAAGTACCGATCGAAAATACAGGAGAATCGCAAAAACAATCCCTACGTATTCGATGACAGAAACACGCCCTCCTATTATCTTCTCTGTATGGCTCGCTACGCGATGCTGAAGCAGGTCATGGAGGTCAACGTTTTCAAGTCCACGCATTTTGCCTGGCTCAATATCTGTATTGAGCGTATGGGTTGGAAGAATGTACAGGCGCTGGAGCGTGTATGGCCCGTGAACCGCGAAAAGTTCAGCACATGTTATATTGATTACCAGCCAGAATGGCTCGTCCGCAATACGCCAGAATATTACAAACTGGGCGGCCTCTGTTCCATGTGTAGCGGATTCTTCACCGGATCCGAGAAATACATGAAACACTTCTGCGATTCGATCGAGGATAACTTCCTGAAGGTGATGGAAGCGGGATACGGGCACGCCGACGAGCAGCTCTTTTCCATGGTATTCTTCGATAACCGTGAACTATTCGACGTCTATTACGGAGACTATACGGAAATGATTACGAACTATGTGGAGACATGTGATCGGGCCGAGGAGCCCATTCGACTCGTCATTACAAACAGCTTTCTGGCCGGCGATTATGAAGTCTGCGAAAGAGCATGCAGGGCAGTGTGGCGTTCATATAAGAGAGGGGTCACCAACCTGGATCCCTATAACTTGGACCTGCTTTTGAAACTCTATAGGGGTGTGCTCGAGCGGCAGGGGAAGGGGAGTGCGTTACCGTAGAAAGGGCGAATATGAGAAGCCCTATCAATGGAACATCTCGGAGGAGTTTATGTGATTAACCTTAATCGGCGGACGGATAGGTTGGAAGAGTTCCAGGAGGAAATGGATGTCCTCGGGCTTCCTTTCAAGCGATTCCCTGGAATTCTGAAAACACCCGGTACGATCGGCTGTGGAATGTCCCATCTCGCTATCCTGAAAGAGGCCCGTGAGCTCGGACTCAAGAACGTGCTCATCTTTGAAGACGACTTTATGTTACAGGTGTCCAAAGAGGAGTTCTGGGCCGCCGTGGACGACTTTTTCAAGACTGAAAAGGACTACGACGTATTCCTTTTGGCGGCTTGGATAAAGAAGAAGACTGATCATTCCGACAGGCTGTTCCGTGTCCAAGAGGCACAGGGAGCATCCGCCTATATCGTGAATGCATGGTTCTATGATCCTCTTATTGAGCTGTACGAGGAGACTTTGCCGAAACTGGAGGCGACCGGTAGACATTGGTTATATTCTCGCGATCAGTCTTGGAAGGCGCTGCAGCCTGAAGGCGTATGGCTTACGACGAAAAAGATTCT